ATGGCGGGTTATTTGTCCTGGTTATTCCCCCGTTGTAAAATCTCTCCTAAACTTAACGGTACGGCACCACACTTCGGGGATGAAATGTTCGCGCTGGTACTTTTTGTTTGCTACCTGGATGGCGGTTGTGAAGATATTGTTGTGGATGTCTACAACACGGAACAACAGTGTCTTTATTCTATGAGCGATCAACGGATCCGCCATGGCGGTTGTTTTCCGATTGAGGATTTTATAGATGGTTTCTGGCGACCTGCACAGGAGTACGGTGATTTTTAATTATTGCAATTGCACAAGAGTCAGTTCTCCCCCAAAGACAGCACCGGTATCAATATAATGCAGGTTGCCAATATCCACGCGATGGCGCAACGGTGTATGACCAAACCAGAAATGATCAGCACCTGTAATTCCCTGCCCTTTTTGGCCTTCACGTAATCGTGAGCGGCTCCACAAGACCTGATGCAAATCGACGTCCTTTTGCCATTCATAAACATCATCCGGATAATCGGCATGGGCAATAACATGTTTGCCGGTGCGACTGTGTACTTCAAGAATAAAGGGCAAATACTGACATTTTTCCAGCGCCGTTTTCGCTTGTTTCTGTTGATTATCTGCCAGCGCAATAAACCAGTCGCCGCCATTCATCAACCACAATGACATCTGCTGGGATGCCAGCGCATCCATCGCCATCTGTTCATGATTGCCTCTTACCGCACGAACCCAATGTTGTTCCAGTAACTGCAGGCAACGTAAACTTTGCGGCCCACGATCGATAACGTCTCCCACTGAGATAAGTAAATCTCGCCACGGATCAAAACGACAATGCCATAATTTGCGGCGCAACTGCTCAAGACAACCGTGTATATCGCCTGAAAGCCAGATATGTCGCCATTGATGACCCGCAACTCTCTGATAAACGGGCGCAGGCTGTTTCATCAATATTTTCCTCCCGCGCTAAAGATCACATAATCTTAACAAGAATGTTAAAAAACGCTGGACTCAGACAGTAGAGTGTGTGTTATGGTTGACTATAAAGTCAGCGAAGGGAATGCTTCTGGCTTTTAACAGATAAAAAGAGACCGAACACGATTCCTGTATTCGTCAACGAGAAATAAAATCATTTAAAATCAATATATTAAATAAAAAAGCGCGCATTTTTCAATCCTGAACACATAGCATTGCATACCAATGCATTCAATTAGTTACCATTTTTTTCGAGTTTTTTAGAGAAATTTTCGGGAATATTTCAGGTCAATCCATGCATACACAAGCAATTCCTGTATTGAATAATTCCGTAGCAATTATGTAAAATCATCGCCGGCTGATTTTCATTCAAACTCGCGCTATCGAACGTCCATCAGCCAGCCGTGGCACGTTCTTGCATACGACGTGCTACGGTTTCATTTATCTCCGACCGGAAACCTCTTATACAAAGTTGACACACCAACATCATAGATAATAGCCACCTTCTGGCGAGGAACGCCTGATGCAATTAATCGCCCGGCCTGCGCCCATTGTTCTGGTGTTTGTTACTATGAGTGTGCAGAAAAATATCGTATAATGCTCTCCTCAGCATCCGTAAAGTATCACGAACTTAGCTTTTAAATAACAAACAACCAGATTTTACACTTCATTAAATTTAGGGCTAATATGGTCGAAAGTAATAATTAAGGAGATTATCGTGTTATCTTACTTAATAGCAATTCATTTTGTTTTACTTGGGAATTCTTCTGATTTAAAAAGCTTTTGGAAATCTGAAGTAATACGGCGGGAGTATATGGATATCTGGAGGCTTTTCAGAGAAAAAAAACAACGTAACAGGAATTTCCTTTTCTGGTGGCGGCTGGCTAACGAAATGTATATTAATGGTAATAAATTACATAAGAAAGCTGCTAAAAAGTTAAACAATAAAATAATTAACAAATTTGGTTGCGAGATTGGACTGGGAGCAAAAATTGGAAAAGGGCTAACAATTCCCCATCACGCTGGAATTGTTGTTCATTTTGCTGTTGATGCTGGTGAAAATCTGGTGTTACGACAGAATACTACGATTGGACAGATAGATGGTGACATACCTGGTTCAAGAGTAAAAATTGGTAGTAACGTTGATATCGGAGCTAATTGTTGCATCATTGGATTATCACGTAAAATTGGGGATAATGTAAAAATAGGCGCAATGTCTTTTATAAATAAAGATATACCATCGAACTGCACATATATAACTAAAAAGAGCGGTGTTGTATTGTATAAATAGAGCACATAAAGCCATCGATATTTCTATCGATGGCTTTTTCTTTTTATTGTGGGGCGACTGGCCACTCAATATCCGCTGCTACTGTTGTATCAACACGATTCAACAATACCCGATATGTCTTCCATGCAGCCAGTAACGATGCCTCTTCTTCCGTCGCAATATCCAAATCTACAGCATCCTGAAGTGGCGCAATATGCTCGCTAGCTACCTGCATCAGGCTGTTTTTTGTTTCTTCCGCCTCCTGGCTCCGAAACAGTTTTTCTGCTTCTGCATCTTTCACCCAAGATGTACCGTTCCACTTCTGAAACTCCCCTTCCGGGGATAACCAGGTGACATTTTCCGGTAATGGGCCAAGTTCAGAAATAAATAACGCGTCGCCGGAAGCCACGTCATAGACGGTTTTACCCCGATGGTCTTCAACGAGATGCCACGATGCCTCATCAGTGTTGAAAACAGCCACGAAGCCAGCCGGAATATCTGGCGGTGCAATATCGGTACTGTTTGCTGGCAGACCTGTATGAGGTGGAATGTATGCATCACCTTCACCAATAAATTCATTAGTTCCGGCCAGCAGATTATAAATTTTTATGGTCTGTGGTTGTTCACTCATTCTGAATTCCATTATGCGAGCCTCACAATATAGTTAAATGCGATGTTTTTGACGGTGTTTTCCGCGTTACCAGCAGCGTTAACGGTGATGGTGTGTCCATGTGAACCAATCGCAACGGAGTGCGTGTGTGCACCAATACCGACAGTGTGCTGATGAGAACCAATACCTACAGTATGAGAATGTGAGCCAGAGGAACCTGTTGTTGCTGATGTATATTGAGTTGCCAGACGCCCAGATGTCAGTGGAATTTTCCCCCCCTGGTTTGCACCATCTGATGTTGGTATTGAATGCGTGTGACTCCCGGCGTTACTGGTAGTTTTGGTCCCATAGTCAAATAGTGAGGTTGTTTTCGTCCCGTAATCAAACGACGATGTGGTTTTCGTACCCAAATCCGTACTGGATACGCTGGCGCTGTGGGTGTGCGATTTAATGCCGTCCTGTTCCTGAGACAATACGGCACGACCACTGGCGGGCTTGCCCTTAATCGTCCAGCCACGCATATCAGGGATCACGCCTGACGGATAAGCGGCTGCAAGTTTCGGGTATGCAGACTTGTCAAAAGTCTGTCCCTGCATCAGAGCATAACCAGATGGAACTGTATCTGATGGCCACGGGATCGGGGCACCTACAGGAAAGGTCGAATTATCTTCCAGACCAAGATATTTAAGGACATCAGCAACAGAGCTTTTTGCCAAAATATCTCGCCCAACCTGTGTCAGGTCAGCCAAATTAGCGGTATCTTGATTGGTAAAATACGGTAATTTGTTTTCGGATGCTGAAAGATTAGCAAGTGCGGTAAGTATGGCATTAATTCTCTGATAGTTCTTATCTAATGCAGACGACATTTTTGCGATAAAGCCGGCCTGATCGCCATCGTCCTGTACATCCAGTCCACTTTCATTTGCTGTATATTGTGCTATTGCAGATGCAATAAAGCTGGCCTGCCGAATAACCTTATTGACTTGCGCACTGGATGCTTTCCCTGCTGTAAATCCGGATAAAAGCGCAGGCAACGCTTCCCATTCCTCCTGCGGCATAACATTGGCATTTTTACCCGTTGCGAATGCTTTAAAGTCATTTTTTGCCATCAGAGTAATACTCCCCATGCCCCTACATCAAAACCACTGATAAATTCGTTATCCATATCAAAACCAAAAAATTTTGAGCCTTCCGATGGGGTTTTCACCGAAGGTGTTTCAATGTCACCCGCCCAAACCCCGGCGGCTTTAACTGTGAGATACCCCTGTTTAATTGCCGCAATTAACTCACGCGATACATCTGAAATATCAGTATCAGGAAAGACCCAGACCGATATCGTCATGTCCTGGTTATCGACTATCTGCATTCGCAGCCCGGATCCTGCTGTTGCAGCGTCAAGAATTGCCGGAAGCGAATCATTCCGTCCGTCCCAGTTATTAATCGCAATCTTCGCTTTAAGAATGACACGATAAGTTTCATCGCTGAGATACATGTATCCTGAATCAGGATCGTATGGTCCCCGCCATACCCCCTGATCATATCCAAGCCCGTCGGTATCCCAGCTGAAATAGACACCTGAGATAGGCTGGCTGACAACACGGCTACGTCCGATCCACAATCCAAGAATGTCAAGTTGCACACCAACCGCAGAGTCAATATCAAATGCAGTAATCAGCCCTCTGGTGGCAGCCGCAACATCAATAAGTGGCCGGGTCATCAGATCAACATGCGCAAGAAATTTAGGTTTGGTGGCGTGGTAGTTCGTGATTAGTTCGGTGTATTTGCTCATGACTCCACCGTTATAACGATATTTTCCGGGGTACAGGACGCAGATTCGTTGTATCTGATATCAATGTTTGATGACGACAAAGCCCCCGGGGATTTCCCAATCGTCAGTTCCTGAATATCGTAATAGCGTGCATTCCCGCCACTCACCACGCCAAGATTCGCCGGTGAGTAAATGCGACTTAAAAGGACCGAATCACCAATCATCAGACTATTGATATAGCCGGAAATAGCCTGCTGGATCTGCTGCCCTATCTGTGAGGTATAACCCGTAAAAACTTTTAATTTAATCCGGGCATAAACAGGTACATCACTGGAACGCGAGAATTTGATTACATGGGGATTGCCGTATTTATCCGGAACCGTAACGGATGTTGTACCGTGAGTGGCTGTCCCCTGGCCTTTATTCCCTCTGATAGCCTGAGCAATATCCGTCACATCACCGCCATCCACAATTACAGCAACAGAGTGTGGCGGTAACCCGTTACCGTCCTCCGAACCAGTATCGTTTTCATAGAGTTTGTGGCGGGTTACACCGGTAACATTAGAAACAGCACCATCCAGTGCTTCAAATGGGGTTATTGATGGCAACGCAACACTTTGCGACTGGCGGATACGTAACTCAGCGTCAGTTTCTGCCGGAGTGCCCACAGTAGCCGCAGCAGGATTAGTTACCGAAACCCAGCCACGGGTTGGCGTATTAATTTCAGTGATAGTTCCAGCCAGCGCCGCCACTGCACCACTGACGGAACATGTTGCGGTCGCCATCACTGTACCATCCACGCCGACCACCACTGAAGCAGGCAAACGCCATATCACATTATTACTGTCTTTCACGCTGCCATTAATGATGGTTGTTCCGGCAGTTCCTGTAAGAAGCAAATCAACCGTAGAATTCGTTGCGCCTTTACGTGAAATACCATTTATTTTCACGTTACTGGTCAGTGCAGCCCCATAGCCGGTTGCCGGTGAAAAACAGTTGTAGACAGTTATCGCCATATTATTGGCATCATGAATCGCCAGCGCCATCAGAGCCACCATCTGGCCGTCTTTGCTGTCCGGTTCGAGGTAGGCATCACTGCCATAAATCTGCTGAAAATAGCCAATCAGGGTGCTGAGTATCGTCTGATAATCAGGCGCACTGATCCCCTCCGCGGTTACCTTTGCAGATAAACCGAGAGAATCAAGGTTCAGAGCCATTACGCCTCCGATGTAACAGTCGTTATTCCATAAAGAGTGTCGATTTCAGCGGAAAACATGACACGTCGGGTCGTGGTATCCACTGTAGTATTGAAAGAGAGGATTGATTTAACGCCCCGCGTTTCGAGGATGCGCTTACGGATCGCCAGATTGTAGGTTTCCGGCTTCTGCTTACCGAGTACGGACTGGATCCACGGAGTCCCTTCGGTGGTGTCTAGAAACCATTGCCCATACCACAATTCGAATTGCGTTTTTACCGCCTGCGCCACGGCCTCCGGTGAGTTAATCAGCCAGGTATCATCACCGCTGCCAAAGGTGTAATCGCCATCGGCGTCTTCACGTCTGTATCGCATCAGTTTACTCCGTCGGTATTGCTTCCACCGCGCTGAACACCACCATGAGTGTGCGTATCATCGATTAGCTTGCCGTTAGCCTTCACGCTACCCAAAAACTCAACAGCACCAGTGATTTTTGAAGCCACACCAGAAACAACAGACCCCACCATGCCCCCCATCCAGGTTAACAGGCCATGAATGGTTACTTTCTCAGAAAAATCAGCCAGAGGGGCAACCACATCAAGACCACCCGGAGCGACAATTTTAATTTTCCTGGTATCAGGATTAAGCTCAAAATAGGTGCTGCCGTCGTCACTACGCAGCTGCGCGCCACTGGTGCTTATTCCGCTTATTTTCTGCGCCTGAGACTGCGGCCCGACGATACAGAAAGCATCCGATAAATCATGCACCCGGTCATCGACCGGCTCCTGTATCCCGCCACTCTGCCACCAGAAATCAATACAACGATCGGCAAAAATCACCAGGCATTCATCACCGGCTTTAACTGGAAACGTTAGCGTACAGCCTCCGCCACGCGGGAATACCACTGGCACATCCACCAGCAATGGGTAATTTTTGGTAATGCGGTTGCCGTCGTTATCAATTTCAACGTAACGGATAGCAGGCTGTACAACCGCCGTCACCGCATCAGGAGCGAATGACTGAACAATGCCTGGCAAGGCGACACGGATCTGGTTCTTTGTTGTTTCCCGTTCAGATTTAAATGTTTCGGCAAGGTCGCCGCTGCGGGTCTGGTCAGATACTGCCATTTAGTAGGCTCCAGAAAGCAAAAAACCCGCCATCCGGCGGGTTTTATGTGACTAATTTGATCTTTTCAGTTTATAAGCCCCATCTTACCGGCGCTTCGATAGTTAATTACATCGCCTGAAGAGCCGCAAGGCACAGCTACAGTCGACATTTTGACAAATCCTTTACCGCCCTGCTTTTGGCATAAAGTGGCATGCATTTTTGCTAAACGCGCAGCATGACCAAAATCAATTTTAGTTCCGTAAGTTGAATCTCGTAGAGCTGCTTTTTTTGCAATTCCAGTAATATTTTTGTCTTTAATTACAGATGCAAACAAACTCAAATCATTTCCAATTTGATTGAAGCAAGTACGATTAATATCAACATCGGCATACGCTGAAATGCGTTTGCAATCTGAGATCTGAGAAAGCACAGATGTGTTAACCAGTTGCAAATTTAATTTGTAGTCACCGACATAGGTATAAACTTTGTTAGGGTCCGTGGTTCCCGGATAACGAGTTACGAATGGAATGCTGTTGTACGCATCTCGCAAAGATTCTGCACCCTTACTTTTAAGCTCGTTCCCAACACCAGCAACGATAACCTCTGGATGTGAAACTTCAAATTGAGACTTTTCTTCGCGCTGTATTTGAAGCCTGCTTTTCTGGCTCTCCTCAACTTGCTTATCGTACGCTTGTTTTTCTTCATTTTTTTGGGATAGCCATTTTCCCTGCGCTTTAGCACCATTAGGATCCCAACTACATGAAGTTAAAAAAAGAGAAAATACGATTGTGGTTATCGCAAGCCTGCTCACTATTATGCACCTCGATTCATCGCTGACTGGCTAGGAATATCACTAGCACCTCGAGCAAAGCACATCATATCCATGTACCACGCCTGGCCCCTTGTGTCGCCAGTGTACATAATCCCGCGCACAATATAAACGCCATCCGTTGCGATGCTGGCAGGCTGCGATGTGGTGCCGCTTAGCGTGATATTTCCGTCCGTGTTCTGGTCGGTGATCTGCCCACCAGCCATCGCAATATCATTGTTCGACAGCGCGGTGCGGTACACGGAAGCCTGATCCAGCTGAATAAGCCCGTTAACCCGGATGTTCGGATTAATAAGAGCGCGGACGTTTACACCGTTGCCGATAGTCTGCTGCGGCATGCCGATAAGCCCGGTGGCGCTGTTGAGCACAATCGCGTCGTGAACATACTCGTTATTCGCCACCATCTGGCGCTGACCGTCCACAAATTGCCATGTTGCGCCACATTGTCCGGCCACGTTATCCATAAGATGCCGTGTCATGCCGAACAGCACCCGCCCTCGAGGGTATACGGTAGCAGGCATTTCAGGCGTCAGTCCTTCGGTCGCGCCTTTGGCCTCAAAGTCTTTCATCAGCGCACGGTTCACATCTGCGACCGTGTAACCGGCAGCCAGCGTCTGTGAGGTTATACTGGTGGCAAATGCCAGATCAGTATCTGCTGCCTGAATCAGGACGTAGGTATCAACCGGACTGTCTTTTCCTGTGACCGAGTAGCGAATTTCACCGCTGAAAATCAGTCCGTAGTTGCGGCCATCTGTCTGGCCCACGTCCGCCGCGTCGACTTCGCGCACGGTCCCGACGTCGCTTGCCGCCACCTCCGGCGCGATACCGTCGTAACCGGCAATCAGCCGCACTTTCGAAAATTCCTTCCCAGTGATTCGGTTCACAGTATCTGCCGAGAGGTTATAAATTTTGATAGTCCCTACCCGGGACGCGCTGCTGATGTTGAACCAGTCGATCGTAAAGGTGACTTTGAAATCACTTAGCTCAATTCCCTGACCGTTCCCGTCCACAAGCTGCAGCTCGAAATGTCTCATCCAGTTCTGTGACATGCTTACTCCGTTGATACCAGTAAATGGCTGCGACCGCCCAGGTCAGTTTTTGTGGGGTAATCCTGTGTGTTGTCATCACAGACCACCACCAGCTTAAAACCAAGCCCCATACAGGCGTACTGCGCCAGCAGGTCAGCACCAGTGACGAGAGGAATACCGGAGATTACCGGCTCCCCTCTGTCGTTCTGCAGGTCCATAATCCAGTACAGATCGCGCCATATGATGCTAATCCGCCAGGTGACACCACCCAGGACGATGCTGAACTGCTGATTGTCCGCTGTCAGCGGAATTTCCTGAATTGTCATTAGCCGCCCCCCAGTAATGACGCCACGTTACCCGTAATGCTTTTCAGCAGTGAAGTATCTGGAGGCTTTGTGGTTTTGTTGCCGCTATTCTGTACCGCCGACGTGCTGGCCCCTTCCTTCATGTTGGTTTTATCCGCGACGGTAATCTGCTGTGTCCGGGAGATAAGGACCTCCCTCAGGGTAAGGACGGCGGACAGGACATTTTCGGTTGTCTTGTCCGTCGTCACTTCCAGCGCCCGGATCAACATGTTGCTGTACAGCCGTTTACCGGTTACCACATCGAAGGGGATACGGCTTTCCTGCAAATCCAGTAGCTCCTGATACGTCTGCTGAGGACTCAGGCCGAGCAGGCTGGTAGCCGTCAGGTTACTGGCAAAATCCAGCAATGTGCCGCCACCGGCGAAACCAACCTCCATCACCACTTCTGACGGTTTTTTATAGGCATGATCAGCGACAGCAGCCCCAACCTCTACCGGATGCTCGGTTATTTCAAGCATATCTGTATGCTTCTCTGAAATAACAACACTGGGAACAATCATTCCTATTTTTCTGCTCTGCTGATGAAAAAGTGTAGAGAGAATATCCACTAACCCACCCTCACCTGATTACTTCGCATAACCTGAGCATTTGCAGACTGTTGCCGACGTGCAACCTCATTACCGACAGCGTGCGGATCTCCGCCACCGTAAATGTGGTAGGTATTTTGCTGGTTAACCTCTGTCATTTTGCCACTAATTCCCGCCACGGCAGCCTTATTAATCAGCTCTCGAGAATAGATATTTCTTCCATTTTCATGCTGGATAATGCTGCTCATCAATGCTGACATGGTTTTCGGATCGCTCATATTCAGGGCAGCCCGGGGATCCACTCCCAGTCGTTGCGATACAGCCCTGATATACGCAGTTGTGTTGTTATTATCAGAGGCAGGTGCCCAGGTAGAGATAATTTTTTCCACACTGTTTATTCCTCGCCCGGCGTACAACATTAACTGACGAGCAAGAGCCCGTAATCCATCAAAGGCAGTTTCAAATCTGGCAAATCGCCCGCCCGGGTGTTCAAGAGAAGCCCCCGCCTGACCAGCAAAATTAAGGTTTCCCGGATTGTTATTCCGTTCTCCTCGTTTCGTAGCCTGTGCATGTTGTTCCGGCTCATCATCACCAAACCAGCCGCGTACCGTCCGGCCCACACTGCGGGGATCGAATCCCCAGTGCTCTTTAATCCAGTCGGCAGTACTGTTAGCGCTGTCTGTAACCATCGGCATCGCTGACGGATTTTCGCTGCCCTGATTAAGTATCTGTTTGCCGATGCTGACGGCATCAGCCCAGCGTCCATCTTTGATAGCGTTGAGCAGGTCGGCGATCATGTTCAGCATTTTGCTGAATTCGCCCATCTGGTCGATGAAGTTGCTGAAATCCCACTTCAGGGACCATGATTTGGGGTCAATATTGAGTAGTTTCGCCAGCGCTTTCGCCAGATCGTTAACGGTCGTTTTAAGGTCACGAACCATCTTCAGCGCGGCATCGACCTCCGGTTTCCACTTGCCCCAGTCAATCAGGCTGTCGCCGCCTTCCTTCCAGGTCTGATAGTCCTCCCACAGGAGGGCAATCCCCGCCGCCAGCGCGGTAATGAGGCCAACCGGCGACATCCAGAACGTACTGTTCAGAATGCGCAGCGCAATCGTCAGTGCGCCAAACAGCGAGATCAACTCCCGCGTTTGCTTATCCAGCGATTGCCACCAGGTGATAAGGCCTGATGTCCCCTCAATCAGTCTGAAGAACAGCCGCCCGATAATATCCCCGAGCGCCAGAATGCCTTTTATGGCTTTCGTCAGGGTCTGCTCGATACGAGGGAAGTTGTCCAGGATATGGCGGCGCAGGGTGTCCAGCGAACCTGCAAGCCCACCCGCAAGATTAGAGCCGATTTTGTCACGGGCCATGCCTGCCATCGCGCTAAACTCACGCAAGGAGGTCATAAATTTGTTGGAGCTTCTGGCCGCCTCGTCAGCATTGAAGCCGATAGCTTTCGCCATTGCGCTGTACTGCCCGGAGAAGCCACCCACACCCCGGCGCATCGCCATAAGGGTATTTTCGTCAATGCCCAGCATCTGCGCATACTGGTTAGCCCGGTAATACGGCATGCTGCTGAGTTTCTGTCCAACGCCCGTAAAGATAGCGGCCATGTCACGCATGTTACCGCTGGCATCACGGGTCTGTACGCCCAGGCGATTCAGAAATCCCTCCGCCCCGGGATTATTACGAATAAACCGGGAGAGGTTTTCCAGAGAAGATCGCGCAGCGTCCACGCTGCCGCCAACCTGCGAAACCGCATAGCCAATAGACTGAATTCCCTGGACTGTCGCGCCGGTGCGCTGTGACGCCCAGTAAAGATTATCCAGACCGGAGGCGATCTTAGCCGTGAAGGCCACCACGGACAGCGCGGCTCCTTCAACGGCCAGCCCCATTTTGATGACATTTGCCGTTGTACCGGCGAGGACAGAACCGAACTTTTTCGCTCCTGCATCATCCACACTGAAGCCAAGCGAGACGAGGAAATCTTTAATAGTTTCAGCGTTCATTATCCTCTCTCCATTTCTCAATGCGCCGCTGGTTATCCGCTTTTACCGCCAGATGGTCATTCAAGAGAGCAATGTCGTACAAATCGACAGAGCCATCTTTAAGTGCTGTATAAGGAATTAACCCGGCGTCAACCGGATTGAGAAGGTAGGACAGCCCGTCCGGCAGGCTGTTAAACGTCAGCCCTGTTGCAGGCTCTGCGTCGTGCTGGTAAGGGGTGTAGGCAAAAAATTTCCCAGCGAATCGGCGACCACCCGCGCCACCAGATGAAGCATGACCAGCAGGTCAATATCATCAAACATCAGTTCGCCCCGGGTAAATACCGGCACCCATCCGTCCATATGACGCCGCGACACCACCGCAAGACAGGGATGAATAATCGCATCGGTGTCATCTTCGGTCAGGGAAGACAGTTCCTCAGCGATACGCGGGAGCATGGTTTCAAACACCGGTTTTAACTGCTCGAATTTCACGGTGTCGATTTTGCCATCAGCAGGCAAACGGGAGCGAATGCTCCCGAAATCTGACATCATTCCTGCCAGCACCGGCAGAAGTTTGCGGGTCACTTTCAGCTGGTCAAAAACGCTGAGTTTTGCCACGCGATATTTCACGCCTTTGATTTCGAATTCCATGTATTAAAACTCCCCGAGAACCTGGTCAATCTTGCCGCAGTCAAATACCCACGGCATCGTATTACCGGTTTTAGCGTTGGCGTTATCCGGTTGTTTCTGGAACGCAACACTGCGTGCCGTGATGATGTCGCCGCTGACCTTGTTGCGGATCACGATAACGTTATTCCCCCATGTGGCAGAAGACTGGCTCTGTGCGTTATACGCCAGCGACAATTTTTTATTTGTCGGTGATGTCTTCAGAAGGTTAACGGTAATCGTCCCGCTTTTATCTGCATGGAGACTGTGCATCACTTCGCCATCAGCACCGATGGTCATGGTGTTTTTAGGACCGCCCATCGCAACCACAATCCCCTCTTCAGAACTTGCCGAACCGTACCCGAGGTCAATCGAACCGGTCGGCCCGGTCAGCGTCGCAGTGACATCCATAAAAGAATAGGTAGACATTCACTTCCCCTTAGCGAACAACGTTAATCTGTACGTCAGCGTAATGAACCGCGCCTGCAAGTTTTATTGCAGCCTGAATCACCGGAGCCTTACGGGCTTCACGTTCTGATTGAGCCTGTTCATCCAGCGGCTGAGCGTATACGTAATAACCTTTGGGCAGTGTGTCACCTGATGACAACTGACCAAGGTCGCCCCCGTTCCATACGCCCGGAGCAATCAGTCCATTCTGAACGGCCTGATCCAGTGATTTTTCAACATTTGATAACAGTCGGGTAATACCGGCTTCAGTCTGGGGAACTTTCGTGGTACTGGTATAAAGCAGGTTATAGAGGTTGGTCTGCACATAATTCTGTAACCAGTCCAGGCCGTGGCGTTCATCAAAGAAATCGCCGTTAGCCATCACTCCCTGCTGGAGGATAGCCGTATCATTCTGGTAGTACACGAACACATTGCAGTTTTTTGCATCAAGTGCCGATGCCTGGCTGACTGTCAGTGTTTCATACCCGACACCCGGCTCCTGCTTAAACTTGAGCGTAATCGCGGTATTACTGCCATTGAAATTAACCGTGAATGCCCGGCCAAATGCAGATAACGCAACGTATTTATTACCCGATGAATACTGAATAAAACTGCGTGAATATCCGGCGGTTTTCAGTTTTGATGCCAAATCATCGCTGGATGCAGTCTGCAGGCATTTCTCATCGCTTGTCGTAATCGCCAGAATACGGCTTACAGAAGAGGATTCGATCGCCGCAGCCACTTTCAGCCAGTCTGCATCCGGAATATCTTCATCGTCTGCAATCCCCAGCCCATACCATGAAGTATAATCGAGCATGGCATTCACAGCCTGCTCCAGCGTCTCAGGCGTGGCCTGTTCGCTGTCTCCCTTCGTTTTCACCCAACGACCAACAAAAACCTCCTGAGGTTTCGGTGATTGTGAGAAAAACACCTGCGCAGCCTTATATTCTGGTGATTCCACGCCAAAATCTTTTCCAATATCTTCCGCGGCAGAATAACGGCGAATGCGCTCACTTACCGGAATGATTGTGGACGGGCCGAGAATGAGTAATGCACCAAAATTTCGCCCTGATGCTGCACGCGGCGACATGATCACATCAACATTAACAACGTTTGATACAGGCAAGCCCTGTGCCATAGCTTAATCTCCGAAAAAGATGACTGGTGCTTCCACCAGCGATTTAATACCGTACTCGCGCACAACCTTCCGGCGCAGACGCACCGTCATATCGTAGCGGCGGACCCATTGCTGATTAATAAGTTCAGGGAAGGGAGTCAGACCTGTGTAATCGCCAAGAGACAGCCCCAGCGCATTCAGTGCTGCGTTGTTCTGCGGTACAGATATACCGTCACGAAACCGGGACGCATACACCATCCCCGCCGGACCATAAAACGAAGCCATACACTCAATCGTTTCATGCCGCCAGAGCTGAGAGCCATCATCGGTCTGTCTGGTGAATGCCGGGCTGTCATCACCTGACCATCCGATAACCCCAAACGCACACCAGTTCGTTTCAGCTGGTAGCAGTGGCGGTTGCTCTTTCTGCCAGCGCGGACGAACCATCCCGGCAGACAGACCGGAAACGTTACGCATCCACTGGCTTAACAGCCTGTCGAGCGCTTCGTCATAATCCGGATCGCCACTGGTTGGTATCAGCCATCCGCGCTCTGTGCTGGTGTTATTGCTCAACCGGAATTCCCCCATCAAACGGCAGCAACTCACAATGCGCCTGAACGAATCCGGCACCATAAGCTGTATACGGGTCGACGAAGGTCACACGGTAATCACGGCCCTGATACGTCACGATATCGGAATCACGGCCAGTCTGTCCCTGCGTCAGTCGCTCAGTCGTCACAATCAGAATTGCACCACTGATTACCTGCCCTGCCTGCATACGGCGGTTTTCCAGAGAGCGATCAACAGTTACGACTCCGGCAAACTGCTTTTTAACTTCACTGTCGCTGCCGATCCCGTCCTCATCCACCGTTTGCACTCGGCGTGTTACCCACAAATTGAAGTCGCAAAAATCGGGGTCAAAAAGCACATCTGTTACATCAAGAGTCGGCATCTTTATCCCTCACAACATGGGTAATGGCTCTGCGATATTGCCCGGTGTCAATTAATGGTTTCGCCAGATCGGTTCCCGGAGATTCGCCAGCAGCACGCCGGGCAAGTTCCAGTGTTGCCCCCTTGCGCCCCCGACGAGCCCGGGCTTCAACAGTACTGTCAGCAAGCGGCGTAAAGCCGGTAATGGTCATGTAACGCCTGACGCCATTAGCGGCCAGCGTTCCGGCACGGTTGAGTGCACTTTCTGCTCCCGCAGCATTACCATCAAGTGCAGCCTGCGCCGCGGCTTTGAGCTGCGGCACCGTCTGCTCTTCTGCCGATTTAACGCCGGGGACCAGGTGAGGTCGTGGCGGGATATTCTGCTCTGGTGAGCCGTATTCGTTGAGGTAACCGATGCCCGCATTACCAAACGGAACATCATCCCGCCCGCTGTCTTCCGAAGGGATGCCGACCAGCACATCCTTTTTGGTTAGCGACCTGAGCGCATCCAGAATGGCCTGAGCGTTATCCACCCTCGTTGTTACACCGCTTTTGAAGCTCATAGCTGGCGACCACCTGCACCGAACATCGTGATCAACTGATAAAATTCAGCGCCATGTCGGGTGTTATTCCAGAAACCTGCATCAGGATTCAGCGTCGCGCTGGTGTCATAACTGACGCTTACCTTGTCAACAGACTTTGAGGATTGAACACCATTGGTTGAACCGCCCGGGCCGCCAACCAGCATTGCCCGACTATCTGCCGCCCATAGCGTCATGTAGTGAGCCACGAACAACTCGGCAAAGTACGGAAACAACTTTTTTCCGGTGACGTTTTCGCTCAGCAGTTCATCGGCCAGATTCAGACGAAACTGGATTTGCGCTTCGGGATATTTGGCAGGGTCAGCAAACTGCGGGAAGTCGCGGCGAAAATCACTTACCGCTGGCAGACTTTGATTCTTTGGCATTTTTTACCTCGTTACGCGCGTCAGTGTCTTTGCCAACGGATACTTCCGCGTGCGCACGAGTGAACCAGTGCGTGGCAACGTCTTCCTCCACTGCATGACGGCCTTTAACAAACTCGCGCCGTGAACCGTCGGGAAGCGTGAGCACAAACGGGGTATGTACGTGTATTACTGCATTATTTTTTGCCATCTGGTCATCCTTAATGGCCCCGCCAGGGGGCCATGTGGCTGTTAAATGCCATCAACGTACGAAATGGTTTCTTTGTACACTGGCTCGACTGCACCCAGCTTGCCGTAGTAAGTGACGATCTGATACAGACCGCGATACTGCACCGGCACGCTCTGAAGCGGAACCAGCGGGTAGCGGACGTATTTTTTATCGTTGGTGTACGCAACCATGCGATCCTTATTCCCCACACCACGGCCTTTCAGCCATTTAACCGCGCGGATATTCAGCGGAACACCGTTCTGGTGATAGCTGATGGTGTTGGTCTGAAGGTACGTCAACAGGGACTGGTTACCCGCAGATGAAACGATGATGCTGGACAACAGAGCAAACTGCTCAGGTGGGATCAGCAAATCACGCGGAACCACAGAGTAACCAGAAGCGGCCCACGCATCAGACAGCACCTGGTTAATGCTTGCGCGGATTTCGTCCGGTGTTGAGGTTGCCCACGTTTTGGCAGCGTTGTTGACAGGAACACCGTTCAGGGTAACAAGGCCTTTCAGGTTTAATGCGGAATCGCCAACATATACCTGTTCATCGTTATCCATCTGCCATTTCAGTTGCATACCGTCATACTTCTGCGTATCAATCGGGCGGCCGACCTGCTGAGCAGCCTGCAATTCTATGACCGTCCAGCCAAGTTCCATCCCCCACAGGTTCAGCGGGTTACCGGATTTGCCGATATCCACGTTCACGCCAGCAATAGCGGTTGAGTCTTTGCCTACCCAGTTTTTGCCATTCGGATTTGCACCAGTACCCGCAGCGGCGAAGCTGGTATTCGTCCAGCTGGAACTGTCATCTGCAATGGAGACATCTTCACGCAACTGAATATCGCGGGTCCAGGTGTACCCCACCAGTGGCAGGTTCAGCGTCTGGTCGAGTCGCTCCAGCTCCCCGATGAGAAAGGCACCAGAGCTGTCAACGGTTGCCTGATCAAAAGTAATCATTCGTCTGTTCCTTAAATCTTCCAGGAAATTTCTGCATTGCCGTCAGCATCACCGGCACCTGTGAATTCAGCGTTGGTCAGCACCACGTTTTTGCCACTGACTGACGTGGCCATGAATCCACCCAGCGGCACTTTGATGGATTCATCAGTGGAGACGACAACGTATACCGGGTCGCCTTTTTTGATGGTGCTGGCATCAAAATCAGAACCGAGATTAACGGTCACGTAGCCACGCTTCATGGCGTCGCCCGGGAAGTTCTTGCCAGTCCCCACCTGGCGAACCATGTCCGGCTGCGAAGTGGTCGGATAAGGGCGCACGTAGATCCCCTTCACTTTGTCTGCGGTATCACCATCTGCCAGCGGCACGAAAAAACCGTCATCATCGTATTTACCAGCCAGGCCATAGGCAGCGAAGGCGTTATCGGATTTAAGGACCACCGGTTCGACGGTTAAGTCCTGCGGGCGAGAGACGGCCCCGGCAATGCCAACAGGCATCCGGTACAGAAATACATTATTCATTTTTTACCCTTTACGGTTTGCCCAGAATTCAGCGTTTTGTTTGTTCAGGGAAGCGATACTGGTCATGCCCATGTTTGGGCGCTGTGCATCGCCGGTGGTGGCGCGGGTGTTTCGCCCTTTGGCAATCTCAGACACGGCATTAAACGCCATGTTGACCGATTGTTTCGGTAATTTGCGGATATCCGCATCACCGACTATCTGGCGAACCAGCGTTTTGTCAGCAGAAGCCAGAACCTCACGTTTGAACGCGGTCGGTTTCATCTTACGGCTCAGATCGATACCCGGAACGATAACTTCGGCACGCCAGGCTGAGTCACCAGTAATCGTGGTTTCCTCTTCATCGTCCTCGCCGTCACCGGTCGGATTATCGTCAGGCTTATTGTCGTTATCGCCCGTCGCATTTCCTTCCAGCTTAGCCAGCAGGGCTTTCAGTAATGTTTTGAGGTCATCATCACTGTCGCCGGTTGGACCTCCGCCCATCTCTGGTGCTTTGTCCGGTAGCGGTTGCTGCGGGGACAGGTTGATGTTGAGATTAACGCCCTGCGGCAAATCCCCCTCATCTCCTGTAACCGATGCGGGAGCCGACTCCACCAGTTCGTTCATGGTGTCGGCATCTCCTGTCTTGATGGCTGCACGCATGCGGTTCCACCAGTTTTTCTTTTGATTTGCCATTGTGTCTCTGTCTCCAATTGCACAACGATTTCCGGCTCTGCCTTTGGGGACAAGAGCCACATGGTTTCCGGTAATATCGACCTGCTCGGCTTTACCTGGCTCGGTCTGCTCGTACTCCGCGTCATAGCCACACGACACTTCGCGCAGGCCATCTTCGATAAGCTGAATGGCGCTTTCGTCTTTGACGATAAGGTCAGCCAGCATCAAATCAGACTGGTCACCGGTCCCGCGCCGCACATTCTGAAGATGCCCGACAGCAAGCTCTTTCCAGTTCTCGGGATTTACCAGCCGCACATCCCCGTTTTCATCCTCGGGATGCAACACCGTGATACTCATTCCTTCGAATGAGGCAAGCGTGGCGGGATGGAATACCTGCTCAGGAGAACGCGTGACGACTATTTCACCGAACTTATCGGGTTTCAGTTTTGGCAGGTCATCAGCACCATAGAGCTGCTTACCTGTTCGTCCTATCGGCACGTCTTTGCACAGCAACGAGCCGTCAGCCAGCTGATAGCGGGTTTCCCCCAGCCGGGTATTGAAAAAATATTTCATGTGTTACCTGCGATTCAGGCGGGATAAGAATGGGAGGTGGGAAAAACGATTTCTTTATAACAGCGACAATTCGGGAGCTCGCCAGCGTGACCGGTCATGCCATCAAGCGTTGGAGGTTTGCCCCATTCGACAAACTTACCTTCCATCTCCCGATGAGAATGCCGGACGTCGCCATCTTCGGCTGTACGCCAGATATAACCATTCGAGCCGATTGACAGCGCACGCGCCTGATCCAGCGCGCCGGTTGCACGTCCAAGTTCAGTACGGGCGATAAGGTTCGCTCGTGAGCGTGACACGTCACCGGACGCAGCTATCTCTTTCGCGAATGGCTCAGCGCGGCCACCAGACACAACGGCCTCGATGGCCTTGTTCTGAATGTCATACACCCGATCGGCGGCCTCAAGAGGCAGTGACTTGATGTACTTAATTTGCTCGGCGACGATGGATTTCATCACCTGGCCTACCGGGGCGCGGTCGACCATGTTGCGCAGCTCTGCGCTGATGTTCCGGCTGTGTTGACGCCACTGCTTTTCATTCTGGCGCGCTATGTCTGCGGTAAAGTTCTCAGCTACCTTCGTCGCCCAGGGGGTGATGATTTCGCTGTAGCGCTCCAGCGCATCCATTATTTCGGTTACGCTATCGTTTGAACCATCGTAGCGCCCATTTACGATATCCCCGACCGCCCGCGCTATCTGCCGTAGGCTCGTTCGATATCGGATCTCCGCCTGGCGACTCTGGCGGTTTGTCGCCAAGTTCGCCGATGCCTGGCGGCGCTTCGTCTTCGGCATTCTCTATGTCCTCGTCGGTAATGGATGCCCCGATGCCGGTTACGTCAGAATTTTCGCGCAAATCGGTCATAGCGGCTTTCAGTGTCATCAGACCATCACCCAGCGCCGTACTGATTGCGTTGGTAGTGTTTAACGCCACCGTTGAGCGATCGACATCAGACATTTGCCAGAGCGGGTTAAACTCAAACGTGAAATCGTCCGGCAGCGGCTTACCGAGTTCCGAGCGGTGCATAATGTCCAGTATCCGGCGCATCGGCATCCGTAAGCGGCGCTCCTGCAATGAGCTCACCCGGTCGTAATAGTTGGCAAGATCTGCATCACCGGTAGAAAATCCTTTCGGGGACTGTCCGAACAACCGCACCAGTGGAATACCAACAGCGCCACTAATCTGTTCTGCAAACTGCGATAGGATGTCATCCAGACCACTGAAGCTGTACTGATGCGTTTCAAACTTATCCCGCGAGTCCATGAGCGTCATGCCTTCATTGCTCTGGAACTGGCGGATCAGGTCGATGTTCTTCAGCAACGCTTCGAAAGCTGGGCCACCAAGCGCGATAATCTCGCGCAGCTTCTCCACGCTGTAGGTGCGCAGATGCGCTTTGTAGACCAGCTGAGCCGCGCCGACAGTGGCGCTGTCGAACGCAGTAAGCCGATCCCAGATTCGCTCTACAACCGACATTCCCCATTCGTTCTCGGTCATCTTCTGCTGGAATGGCAGCGTGACGCCATCGAAGCGAATCAGGCGGCTGTGATGGATGCGCCAGGCCGGGATGCCCGTTGCAGTGGTCACCACATCGTAAAACTCAGGTTTGCCGAGATCCGGCCCCATCTCTTTAATGCGGCGGGTCAGCACCGGGTTAATCATCCAGCGGTCGAGCGGGAGAATGCCCTTAAACTTGCCTTCTCCAATGGTTTCGAGCCGCAGCGGGGTCATTGGTGCCTGCCCCTCGATCATGATGAAGCCAACCGCACCGCCATAGAGACGAGACCATTTCAGCACGTCATTCAGCGCATCCCAGATTTGCAACTCATCAAGTTGTGATTCGAGAATGCCGCGATCTTTTGCATCAATTTCCGAAGTGATGCGAATGCCTTTGCGGGTCATATCATCCGGGATAGCATCGACTGCTTCGCCGATGATCCAGGATGAACGATAGGACCATTCCACCAGCATGCGGTTACGACTGGTAAAATTAGCCCGGTAGGTGGATGCTGAGTGCTGGTTAGGTGTCTGCATCCCTACGCGGGCAATAAAATTCTCATAACCATCAGCTGTGGCCTGCGCAGTTCGCCGCAGGGCTTGTTTGTTTCGTGCCATCAGGCCTGTCTCCCCAGCTGTTCCCAGATATCCAGCGATGTATCAATTGGCGCGAAGGCCATAATGAATGCGTCAGCAACGTTTGGTGACGGTATCTCGCGTTTTGCGAGGTCTTTTTTACTTTCGACCATCACACGTCCGTTACGGTCGAAATCACGATGAGGTGTTGTCAGTTCCAGTTTCAGCTTTTCAAGCAACGGACAACGAGAATCTATGCTGATCAGCTCATCCACAGGATACTGTTCTCCGTTGTTAATGGCGTTAAACGTATTTCTGAAACGGTCAGCCACCAGCCACCATGCCTGAGCCTTAAGATTTGCGAAAAAGTCTTTGTTGGGGATGCCGTTGTATTCGTCATCTGGTTCATGCACACCAGCGCCGGCGTTAAACCTCTGGTAATTCACACGTCGCGCGTATGCATTCTCGCTCTTCCGGTCAGCGTTAATTTCAGAGAATTTAGCACCGGCAGAAGCACCAACACCGATAGAGTCGTAAACAATATCTGCTTCACGCTCCAGCGCCGCCTGATAAGTACGCTGGCAGCTCTTCAGTAATTCATCTTCTTTGGCCTTCCATTCGTCGGCCCAGAAAACAACGGATCCGTGACGGTAAACGTTAGCGCACTTATCTGTACCACTGTCAGCCACGTCAAAGCCAATACGCTTTCTTCCACTGGGTTCGAAATTTAACGTTTTGTGCGCATCCACTGCGGCTTCTATCCAGGACAGTTTGATGATTGCCGCATCATCATCAGACTCCGGAACGCCCTCATACACATGTTTAAAACCATCCGGATCACGGCGTCGCGCCGCGTCGATAACCTTAAGCATGGTGTCAGACAGAAACGGATTTTCGTCATAGTTAATTTTGCGGATGAGAGTGCCTTCAGGCGGATCAACAACGAAGTTACGCCAGACGAAATCAGTAACAAGTCCGGGGTTGAATATGAACCAGCATTCCGAACCCTCTTTACGGATCGTTGGCTCCAGAATTTTCCACTGGTATTCAGTCAGTGCGTGGGCTTCTTCCAGCCACAACACGTCGATCCCCTCCAGTGACTTAATTTCTTCGATGTTGCGCCATAATCCATAAAAAACAAATTCCGAGCCAGTAACCCGGTTAATGATTTTGTTGTTCAGAATCCGGAAACGGTGCCGCAGGCCAAACCTGTCTATCTGAATTTTGAGCAGGGTATACACCGACTCTTCGATTTTATTCTGGATCTGACGGGCACAACAAAAACGCAGGGTGTATTTATTCGACAGAAATATGGCAATGCCAGCGGCATCCCATGATTTTGACGATGACCGGCCACCATAAAGCACTTTGTTACGTGCCCGCGTAGTCCAGAAACTACGTAAAGCCGGATTAAGCGTCGGTTTGGATGTCAGAGTAGAAGTCATTGAGGTCACGCTCTCCATTGCCATCATCAATACCTGCATCACGGCGAAGACGATCAGCCTCCAGAGACACCTTATCAGTGGCGGCCTTGCGGTAGGCTGTATCAGCAAATATTTTTCCTACCGTCGCAAGCGTGCCAACGATGGACTCAATACGAACTGTATTGCGCATCATTGCTTTCTCGGCGGCGCTGATATTTTCCATCAGCATCTTCCTTTCCTGGTCCCCATTAGCATCTTCCAGCGACACCAACCACCGACCAATATTCTCTGCAGCGACAAGGTTGTTAGCACGAAGGCGAAATAATTCGTCCTCGAGCGTCAACGCTTTAGCATCCTCTATCACCTCATCTTTGAGCAGAAGGCGACGGGCATAACCACCGTGTTTTAATGCCTGCTGGTTACCGGGTTGGAATGGGTTAGTCGGGGGATCGGTACGCATTCCGCGTATCGGTTTCGTATCCGGTGTAGGTTCTGTTTTTGGTTGCGTACCTTTTTGTGTAAGGTCAGTAATGGCAGGCTTTCTGCTGGTACGCACTTTTCTTTTTTGCGTACCATTTTTGCAAACCTGCGTACCGCCACTGCGTACCCAACCAAGCTTTTTAGCCCTCTTCCTGATAGCCCCTTCTGTTACGCCGTATTTCTCGCCTATATCACGGAGGCTAAGGACTCCGGCCCGGTATGCCGATTCGATGGCCTCCCAGTCCGGTTTTGCCATGAATTTTTCCTCTTAGTGACATTATCGCAGCCCCTCACAGAAGAGCTGCTGTAATGCCTAACCATCCTGATGTTGTTGTGATTTCGCATTAACTAAGTCAATGAAGTCCTGGCACATTTCAAGACGATGACCATGATCATCGACAAAGTTATAACGCCGAAATATATCAATAATTTCATTGGGACTTTTCCCCACAATATGAGGATATTGTTTTGATTCGTAATTATGTTTCATCATCAAATCTCCAGTCAGTTGGGTATGATTCAGCAACTCTCACACTGGAAATAGCCTTTCACAATGGAGGTATCTATCAATACTCTGGTGTTCCATCCAGGATCTATCAGGGTCTTATGAATGCCAGTTCAAAAGGCCAGTATTTTCACCAATTCATTAAAAATGTGTATCCATACCGTAAGGTAGGCTAACCTTCAGTGGGGGAGAAGAGCATCCCCCACATTCATATATCAACCAGATTAGATAACAGAATTTCATGCCTCCTAGACAATGGCGCCCTTTCATTTTTCAGCGAAATATTCTGCTCTTACGGGCGATCAGTTCTGCATACACTGCCGAACACTGTCGACAATTTTGCAGACCTGAGAAGCTGTATCTAAAAGTTGGCGCGCCTTATCCAGGCTGACGCACCCCACCAATAAAAAAGGCACCAGTATCGCTACCAGTGCCCATTTCGCCGCCGTTCGCGGCATTCTGTGTGTCCAGTGTTTTCGGCTCATAACACACCTGGTTATCAGCGTTTCAACTGAAAGTGAGGTCCGTCTTTCAGTGTTTTCCAGTCCCCGCCCCATTCGATGGCAGTTCCCAGCTCTGCGGCAGCCTGCTTAAATGCCTGCGCGATTTTCTCGTACAGAGGCCAGTCCCATGACACCTGGCTGCCAATGTAGGCAACAACATCCACCGCATCACCGGTCAGGTGGCGGCTGTTCATGGTCTGGCTTTTCCCTTCCGCGACCAGCTGTTTCTGGCGTTCTTTCGTGCGCAGCCCTTCCGTAATACCGAAATCAACCTCCGTCAGCTCCAGCGCACGGCGAACGACAGCAACCAGCTGTGGTTTAACGCCCTCCAGATTTTTTTCACTGCGACGACTGAATCTGAATTTACCCGACATGCTCACCTCCGGAATGAAAGGATTTTTGAAACGTTCCCGCGTGCACGTATCACCAGCACGCAGAACAGCAGATTAAGCCCCACCGCCAGCCAGTTCGCCGCTAACGGGCGACCGCACAGATAGCTGAGTGGTGCAAAGGCATACAGCAGCATCAGCAGCCAGGCCAGCCATGACATCAGCGGCTTATGTCTGGAATCGCGACGACGATAAAAAAAGAGCGTCAGCACGATAACCGTGCATAACGCCACATTCAGCAATCCGGGAAGGTTACTTAACATTGCCGCCACCTCCGCCCCGCAGGCGGGAGAACACACCGGACACCAGCGATGCAATATCCTGCTGGTGGATGAACGACAGAATCTTCACCGACACCACCGATACCAGCACCGCACACAGCGCATCTGCCGATGTACCGTCATACCCTGTTTTTGATGCAATCCAGGCTGACAGCACGCGCGCCCCCAGCACGCCGACGATAAACGACACCAAAAAATGCGCCACCACACGCCAGACTGAAAGCGCCTGCGGCATCGTTGCCACAAATAACGCCCCGGCGAACGCACCAAACACAATCCCGAAATCCGTTCCGGTAAACAGCCCGAATACCGTCGCCCCGCCGAGCGCCGCAGCCGTGCCGGAACCAGATAAGGGTTCAGACATACGTTTTTCTCCTGTAAATAAAAAAGGGCCACCAGCGGCCCGTAAAAACACCCCGTCAAAGGCACCCGCAGATGCCTTTTGCGCGGCGTTATTTGATGTGATATGCGCCGGGTGTGGCGAGGATATGAAAAAGGCCCGCCGTAGCGAGCCATGAAAAAAATGAATAAAAAAACCGCCTGGTGCGGCGGTTAAGGATGTATTTCCAGGTTTTGCTTAGTACGCGATTAATCTCAACGTTATTCTGAGCGATGCTTACAACATCGGAATGATGCATTACCGACCCTGCCAGGAAATACAAAATCTCCACCGATAATGCACCATTCTGCTGCCGTAAAAAATAAGCACTGAGGCTACACCCGGCCTCAAATCATAGCCAGAGAACAGAACGCTTTTTCAAAACAACCTGCTCCCACGTAATAAAAAATACGCCAGTGCTGCAATACAATAAGGCTTGTTCCTCTGGAGCGGGTAGCGGGAATCGAACCCGCATCATCAGCTTGGAAGGCTGAGGTAATAGCCATTATACGATACCCGCATATGGTGCCGACCACCGGAATCGAACTGGTGACCTACTGATTACAAGTCAGTTGCTCTACCTACTGAGCTAAGTCGGCAATGGTTCTTCGGGGGAGCGATATCACCGATCAAAGAAGAGTTCCCCCTCAGAACCGCTTTCGATGATACGATTTAATATTCCAATCGCAACAATACTTTGCGTCAAGTTATGTAAATTTATTTATATGTTTTTATTTTATGTGAATAATTCACTTCCACTTAAAATATAAATGACAATATATAAACAAATTTATTTTGAAGGCGATTATTAAATGTCGTTTCTTATGCCACACCACAAAAACAACAAAACCCGCACAATGGCGGGTTCTGGTAAAGTTCATGCGCTTGGTTCGCCTCGCGATACAGCTTTGCGAAGCGTACCGGAATTGAAGCAGTTTATGTGCAAAAATGCAAGAACTTTTTTAAAGCTGCATCAACCTTTCCACCAGTTTATCTCTGCGAACAACAAACCAACCATTGGCTCTCGCCAGTTCCAGCCATGACTCAAGGGAAATAACAATATCATCATCCCGTAACTGAATTGTGGAAACAGTGACACCGCCTCTCTGATAACAGAGAACTCGCGTGTCGTAACTTTTCTGGCATGAAACTGGCGTTGACGGATCCTTTTGACTGAAATAGCAGTCTTCCAGTTTTTCGAACACATCCCACGCCTGATCGGTTTCGAGCATTTTGGCGTGGCGTGCTGCGCCTCGTTCTGTCCAGAGGATGAGGGAGCGGGCTTTGGGTGAAACTGGATTTTGTGAGTAGTTTAAAGCGACCCGCAATTCTTTAAGGTCATTACCAACAACTTTGAAAAAGTGTTTCCCTTCAACGAAGCGTACTTTGTTCTCATGATGATTCTGGCGAATACGCACCGACTCAGTGCCGTAAAGCTGCGCCAAAAGTTCGGTGGTAATAACAGGAATCTGGTTATGGGTGATCGGGGAGAGAGTTTCAACAGAGATTTGGGTAATGACTCCAACTTATTGATAGTGTTTTATGTTCAGATAATGCCCGATGACTTTGTCATGCAGCTCCACCGATTTTGAGAACGACAGCGACTTCCGTCCCAGCCGTGCCAGGTGCTGCCTCAGATTCAGGTTATGCCGCTCAATTCGCTGCGTATATCGTTTGCTGATTACGTGCAGCTTTCCCTTCAGGCGGGATTCATACAGCGGCCAGCCATCCGTCATCCATATCACCACGTCAAAGGGTGACAGCAGGCTCATAAGACGCCCCAGCGTCGCCATAGTGCGTTCACCGAATACGTGCGCAACAACCGTCTTCCGGAGACTGTCATACGCGTAAAACAGCCAGCGCTGGCGCGATTTAGCCCCGACATAGCCCCACTGTTCGTCCATTTCCGCGCAGACGATGACGTCACTGCCCGGCTGTATGCGCGAGGTTACCGACTGCGGCCTGAGTTTTTTAAGTGACGTAAAATCGTGTTGAGGCCAACGCCCATAATGCGGGCAGTTGCCCGGCATCCAACGCCATTCATGGCCATATCAATGATTTTCTGGTGCGTACCGGGTTGAGAAGCGGTGTAAGTGAACTGCAGTTGCCATGTTTTACGGCAGTGAGAGCAGAGATAGCGCTGATGTCCGGCGGTGCTTTTGCCGTTACGCACCACCCCGTCAGTAGCTGAACAGGAGGGACAGCTGATAGAAACAGAAGCCACTGGAGCACCTCAAAAACACCATCATACACTAAATCAGTAAGTTGGCAGCATCACCGAGATTTGAGTGGTCATAACGATAACTCCGTACATTTGGAAATTATCGCCACCGACGACGCCAATCGAACTGGTGGCGAACTGTGCAGGGTTGGCGTAACCGGGTACGGAAACCGGCGAGCCTTTCGGCTCCCCCACACAGCCCGCCATAAATCGCGAATGTGACTGTGCAAACGATATGAAAAAAGACGCGGGCGCGTCTCATATCGCTCCGTAAACATCCGGGACGCCAATCCCGACGCCAGATTTTGCTGGCGCGTGAGGAATATAGCCCCGGATAACAGATTGAGTCAACAAACGGTTTTTAGATCCCCGGAAGAGAATGCATCACGCATCGGTAGATAGAGCATATATTCAGCAAGATTTAGCCATACATCTACCCGACTGCAGCACGTCCGGAAACACCACTCAGGGTGTGCGTCATTCAGCAATTCAGCCATTTTTCGCTTAGTCATCCCCCTCCCTTCATATCGTTGCCGGAGGATACAAATCAATCCTGGGTGTTCTACCAGCACTTCACTAATCACCCGATCAATGCATAACGCCTCTGCATCAGTACAATGCACCAGCCAGCTTTTTTGCTTGCCGTTGATCATATCCCGCAAAAAAGCCTCAAGTTCAGGTTTGTCCAGACCTGCTTTTTTCATCCTCCGGAGCGCCTCGTTAATTGCCGTTTTTGTCAGCTTTTTAGAGGTCAGCAACTGGTTGAACATATTTCCCGTCTTACCGCCGCCAATATACGACCAGCGCCCCCACATGCGCAGTTTTCCCTGAATCCAGACACTTTCCAGCGTGGTGAGACGAAGGTGTTCCCCGCTTTTGCCTGTATTTGTTGGGTAAATCATAAATAACCTTCCTTTCTCCAGATTTCTTGCGTACGAAAAACACCTTCTGCATGCATCAGGCGTAATTCTTCTTTGGTGTAATCGCTGGTTTTTACCCGCCCGTCGATTAAATCGTGGCATGAGCTGCAGGCAATCGCTGCCTGCATATCGTGTGGTTTTGTCGCTGTTCCGCACGTCCCCGCCAGCCTGTAATGCGCCAGCACAGATGTTTCGGGATTGTGATTGCAGTAGCCAGGAATTCTGACGGTGCACATCTGCCCCCGCGCCGCTTTACGTAAATCCACCATTACGCAAACTCCAGTAACTGTGCGGCCACATTTTCGACTTCCTCCGGAGAGGAAAATTTACGGAACAGGATCCAGTTCCACAGCACATTCAGTACAGATTTATAAACCTGCTGAAACTCGGTTTCGTCCATGTTCGCAAATGCGATAGATTTTGCCCTGCGCCCACGACTACCATCAGGATAAATATGCTCGGTGTAAAATCCTGCCTGAATGGTTACCCACTCGCGGAAAGCGTCAAACGACTTTAGCAATGCCGTATCCCGGGTTCTGCATGTCGCAACGGTATTAAGGTATTGCTCTGCGGCATCACTCAGGGCTGGAGTGTGTTCCCGACCTACTGATTCGCACAGGTAATCAACGAAGCCCGATACCAGTTCTCGTTCTCGAGGCGTGATCACCCCACCGCTCGGAGTCCAGTAATCGAATCCCAGTTGCAGGAGTTTGAAAAAACGCTTGTGAAATGCGTAGTTACGCACACGCTTAAAGTCTGCGTGTATCCACTCGCCTATTTTTATTTGATGCAAAAAATCACAACTCTCCGGCGTCGCCGGGAGAAGTAATCCGGAAGAGGTTTGTTTGACCAGTTGTATATGCGCCATTGCTGTCTCCAATGGCGCTGTAGGTTGCCAGTTGTTCAGGCTGGCTTACGAATTATAACTCATTCGCGAACCACCTTGAAACCGAGCCTTTCAAGGTATTCAATGAATGCCTCGATAGATAAAATTACATGATCATCAGGGATTAACGTTGTGTAGACAACTTTCCCATTCTCAACGCGCACAGCATAGAGGCCATTTTCACTAAAAATTTTACGCAGTTCTTCGATGTTCATCATCAGAGTCCTTCCGGATAATTCGCACTCCCCTTCAGGGGACCATCCCTCTTATCCCTGCGCGCTACTTAAGTATTTTTGATTCTATTCCGGCACCGTCCAAAACTTCAAATGCGTTGAAAATAAAAACAAAAACCCGCCGAAGCGGGTTAAGTGCGGGTGCGTTGAGGATGCCTGACACATCAGAGGTGGCGGGAGAGTAATCTCCCGCCTGGTCACTATTACTCTCTAGATTCGTAGTCTACGAAGACAGCGACCTCCGTCTGGCCGGTACGGATTCGTACCTCGCAGAGGTCTTTCCTCGTTGCCAGTGCCGTCACTATGACGGTTAAACAGATGACGATCAGGGCGATTAACATCGCCTTTTGCTGCTTCATAGCCTGCTTCTCCTTGCCTTTCGGCACGTAAGAGGCTAACCTACATGTGTCTAGCATGAAATTGGCCTCAGATTAATGTTAAGCGTCTTGCAGGACGCGTAATGTTAACTGGGGCTTTTCTCTATCTGCCGTTGGTGTTCATGCCCGAGGTAGATAGCCTCAAGCACCCGCAGCAATTCTATTTAACTCCCGTCACTTCGCCAATATGAAATCAATCAGAAAGGCGATCCATAAGAACAACAGCAAGACAATAAATTGCCATTACAGCCGCAATAGCCAGCGCACATTTCAGAACCAGCACGATGACCTCCCATATTTGACGTACACGCGCATGATTCAATATGCAGCAACCTATTTCCTGCTTCAATATAAAATCAGGTATTGTTGTATAACTATTTAACTAACTCCCTATCCCCACATCTCAGGCGCTCAACGTCTGTGTGCGGGGCGTTTTTTAATACCTTACCCCCAGCGGCAAATCGCATACACCACCAGCGCCACCGCCATTGTAATTCCTACCGTTGTGAATGCTTCAGGCCAAGTCATCGCAAAACATCCTCCGCGCTTATCAGTTCGTTCCGCTTCAGGTAGTCCATCGCCATCTCCGGTAATTTGCAGTCTGGATTAGCTTTTTTCAGTTGACTGACCAGTCGTTTAACCCACATTGTTAATTCCCGTACCTGAACATCCCCTTTGGTATCCTCATTGGTGAGGATACCATCGTCTTTCCCCTGAAGCATGGCGGCGCAGCAGGCGTTCCATGAAATTTCCTGAAGGGAACGACGAATCTGTGTGCTGCATATACTCCTCCCTGACTCCTGGCTGTTAAACCATGTTTCAAATTCCGGCACTACTGGTGCTGGTTGGGTGGTGACATTGGCAAAGGCTGCACGCAACCCGGCCTTAATTTCCTCTACCTCATCAGCACCTGGAGATGAATCTGACAGTGCGTGATGGAATGCGTAAGCCATGTCGTCGCTTACTGCTATCGGCTCTGCTTCCAGTGATACCAGTGCAATCTGCGTCCTGACCCACGCCACCCGCGCCGGATTCATATGGCACATGTTGTTCCCTTTTTCTTCATAGTAATGCCCTTTACTCTCGTTAAATGGCAACACCTCATACAGCCCGGCACTTCTGAAATCAGCGTGTAATTGTTCCAGTGCCGCTTCGCTGGAGGTACCGATTGATGTGAGATAATCGAAAAGATTGGCGCATAAACCATAATTTCGAGAAAACACCCCACCTGGTTTCGCCCCATTACTCAGCCACAAATCATAAGCAATATAAAACCCGTAAAGCTGTTTTCTGATATTTTCTTTGGTTTCTTGCAT